GCACATGGTCTTGCAATGTGTGTAGAATATACACATCGTTATAACAAGACACATAGTTGTGAATCAACATTGATGGAAGCAACAGAACTAATACCTTCTGCTGAGTATCCATACAAACCTACAACATTTGCATTCGCAGGTCCTGATCAATTCAAACATGATCAGACTATTGACATCTTTACTAAGTACAAAAGATACATTGCATCTAAACCTTGGGTTGCAACTAATTACCTTCGTGACCCATCTCGCAAACCCGATTGGGTATCCTAAATTATGAGTGATTTTTTATGGGTGGAAAAATACAGACCGAAGAATATCGAGCACTGTATTTTACCACCATCTGTGAAATCTACGTTCAAAAGTTTCGTAGAACAGGGTGAGATTCCCAACTTACTTTTATCAGGCACAGCAGGTGTCGGTAAAACAACTATTGCAAAAGCATTATGTAATGAACTAGGAGCAGACTTCTATGTCATCAATGGATCAGACGAGGGAAGATTCCTCGATACGGTCAGAAACCAAGCAAAAAACTTTGCTGCAACTGTATCACTTACAGCAGGAGCAAAGCACAAAGTCCTTATCATCGATGAAGCAGACAACACTACACCAGATGTACAACTCTTACTTCGTGCATCGATAGAAGAGTTCCAGAAAAATTGTAGATTTATATTTACTTGCAACTTCAAGAACAAGATTATTGAACCTCTACACAGTAGAACAACTGTAATAGATTTCAATGTTCGTGGTAAAATAAAACAACAACTTGCAGCATCATTCTTTGCAAGATGTAAAGGTATCCTTACTGCTGAAGATGTCACTTTTTCAGAGAAAGTTCTTGCTGAAGTTGTCAACAAATATTTTCCAGACTTTAGACGTACTTTAAATGAATTACAAAGGTATGCATCTACTGGAAGTATTGATACTGGTATCCTTGCTACTTTGGGGGATGCTAAGATTGATAGTTTAGTTTCAGCATTGAAAGCAAAGAAGTTTAATGATGTCAAGAAGTGGGTCACACAAAATATAGATAGTGATCCTCAATCTATTATGAGAACATTATATGATAGTCTTGCTTCTATCATGACACCTCCTAGCATTCCTGCAGCAATTCTAATTATTGCAGACTATCAATACAAGGCAGCATTTGTTGTCGATCAAGAGATTAACCTATTGGCATGTTTAACTCAAATCATGGTGGAGTGTAATTTCGATGTATCTTAAAACTCCACTAAGATATCCTGGCGGTAAGTCTCGTGCTGTTAAAAAGATGGCACCATACTTTCCTGACTTTAATAACTACAAAGAGTTTCGTGAACCATTCTTAGGTGGTGGTAGCGTTGCTCTGTATGTGTCACAGATGTATCCTCACTTGGATATATGGGTAAATGATTTGTATACACCTCTAGCAACATTCTGGAAGGTCTTACAGACAGAGGGAATAGAATTATATAATGAACTTGTACAATTAAAGACAAGACATCCAGACCCTGCCTCAGCAAGAGGTTTATTCAATGATGCAAAAGACTATCTTGCTCAAGGTAAAAAAGAAGATTTTCATATTGCTGTTTCATTTTATATAATTAACAAATGTAGTTTCAGTGGTCTATCTGAGTCTTCATCATTTTCTCCTCAAGCATCAGATTCAAACTTCTCAATGAGAGGTATAGAAAAACTTAGGTTCTATGAACAAGTGATTCAGAAATGGTCTATCACACATCTCAGTTATGTTCATATGATGCCAAACAGTAAAGAGGTATTTACATACTTAGATCCTCCATATGAAATCAAATCAAAGTTGTATGGTAAGTCAGGTAGTATGCACAAAGGATTTGATCATGATGAGTTTGCCCATGCATGTAATACATGTATAGGAGATCAGATGGTATCTTACAATTCTTCTAACTTAATTAAAGATAGATTTCATGGGTGGAATGCACATGAGTATGACCACACATACACAATGAGATCAGTAGGTGATTATATGACAGATCAACAACAACGTAAGGAACTTGTATTAACTAATTATGGCATACGATGAACGCTATCCACTAAAGGATTATCTAAACTCTATCAATCTTAATAAGAATAATCTTATGGATGAAGATAGTGATCCTGCATGGAAGTCAAAGTATCCTGCGTACATAATAAACAAGTGTATGTCACATCATATGGATACTGTGATGTATGCCAATGAGATGAATCAGTATTCATTTCTAGATTCAAAAATGCAATATGATTTTTATATACATATTGTTAGACCGAAAAGGAGATTTTCTCCTTGGGGTAAAAAAAAGAAGATAGATGATCTCGACCTTGTGAAAAGGTACTATGGATATAGTACAGATAAAGCAATACAAGCACTTAGGATCCTATCCCCAAACCAAATTGATTACATTAAAGACAAACTGAACAAAGGGGGTAAGAAATGATTACTGAAGTACCGTGGACTAAGGATGATATGGTGGAGATATCTTTAAAGGAACCTGACGATTTCTTAAAGGTAAGAGAAACTCTCACTAGGATTGGGGTAGCATCCAGAAAAGAAAAGAAGTTATATCAATCATGTCACATACTGCATAAGAAAGGGCAGTATTACATAGTACATTTCAAAGAGTTATTTGCACTTGATGGTAAGAGAGCAAATTTATCTGAGAATGATGTACAAAGAAGAAATAGAATTATTAAACTTTTATCTGATTGGGGTCTTGTAGAGATCGTTAAAGTAGATGAAGTTAAAGATGCAGCACCTCTGAGTCAGATCAAGGTCATAGCATACAAAGAAAAGCATGACTGGACACTTGAGTCTAAGTATAACATAGGTAAAAAGAAATCAGTTAATGAATGATAACTATCGTTGGCGACCAGAGTGGATTAGGTCACCTGGTTGGATCTTCGCTGAAGTTCCCGATGCAGTTCGTGCTGAGTTAGAAACTTGTATAAATGAAAAAGGTGGTGATGCTCGCAATACTTTAGGTGGGCATCTTGAACAATCTTGGCATCTTCCTATAAGGGAACATACCAAAGAGTTCACAAAAGATTTAAGTTGGAATTACATTAAAGAGTTTGGAACTACACTCAGTATGGGTTTTGGAGAAGAACTTCATGATCCTGAGAAGGTAGACTTTGAATTGAAAAAATTATGGGTCAACTATCAAAAGAAACATGATTTTAATCCTTTACATATTCATTCTGGTATTTTTTCGTTTGCTATTTGGGTGGTAATCCCATATGATATGAAGAAAGAGACGGAGAGATATAAAGAATGTAATAATCAGGAGACAGCATCTTTTCAGTTTCAATGGAATAGTCCTTTAGGAGGACTGGATGCTCAACATATCCCATTAGATAAATCATGGGAATGGAAGATGGCACTATTTCCATCCAGAATGTATCACGGAGTCAATCCATTCTATACTTCAGATGACTACAGAGTGTCAATATCAGGAAATCTATATATAGTAGATAGATAACAAAATATCATGGCAGAAGCAGTAAAAGAAAAACCAAAAAATCTCTTGACAAAAATTAAAGAGAGTGTTGATGATAAAGAAGAGCAACTGATGTACTTAGCGACACTCATAAGAGTGATCGTTCTCATCTGGTCCGCAGGAATTTTAACTTTGAACTACGTTAAAATACCAGGTTATGATGCAGGAGAAAAGATTGATCCAACTTTCATAGCTTCGGTCTTCACAGGCACTTTAGCTACTTTTGGCGTTCAAACGGGAGGCAAGAAGAAGAAAGGTGATGCTGAACCTGGCAGTGCTAACATATCTAAAAAGGATATGGAGTTTCTTATTGCTAAGGCATCTGAAACTGCACCTGCTCAAACCATCAGGATTGAATCTGCTCCTGTAAAAATTGTCCCAAACGATAAGTAAACATCATGCAAAAAATTATTAACGGAATCGCTATCTTCTCAGGTGCAGTAGCACTTGGTATAGTTGGTCTTGGTGGATATGTGTTCATCAGAAAGGATGCCATCATTGATAGTGTTAAAGAAAAAGCAATGGAAGCAATCATGCCTTCCGTAGGTGGTGGCATTGAGAGTGCTCTTCCAGATGTCACTGGTGCACCAGTTCCCTTGCCTTCAATGCCATGAACATTAAATGGATATCGTTTGGTGTAGTAGGCAGTCTATTCGCTGTATCACATATTGGTATGATCGGATATATTGCTTCAAGAAAAACCGAACCTCAATTACCTACAATTAATATTCCAACAACAGACTACTCTACCTATCATGCAGAGGTGAGTACAGATGGATATAAGATTTCTTATAAAGCAAACGATCCTAAGACAATGTATATCACTAAAGATATCAAAGAGAAAGCAGGTTTCTTAGGACTAGCAAACAATACAACCAAGGTTGTTGAAGAGTATGTTATGGATGGTCAGACTAACCAAGGCGGTCCTGTATCTAACAATAGATCTTGGATTGATCAACCACCTGGTTTGACAGCATCACAGACAGAAGAGATAGTTGCTGCCCGAAAAAGCGAAGCATGTATCAAAGCAATCGGAACTGCTGAAGGAACTGGTAGGTTGGTCGGGACTAGCATTGGTGCTGCTGCTGCTCCTAGTCTTGCCTCTATTCCCTTTGTTGGTTGGGTTGCTGCTGGCTGGGTGGCAATGTTTGGTGGTAATCAGGGAGCTGATATAGGTGGCAATATGGCAGAAGACCTAAATAAAAATTGTTAGATTAAAATTATGAAAAAAACAGAGACTGCGGAGCAGTTGCTACAAAGGTTCTCTAAAAGAACTATGCAACTATCCTCAAGGAATGCTGAGTTGAAACCTGCATACGATGAGTATGTAAAAAACGAGAGAGCACTAGCAAGGTTAGAAGGTTCTGTACAGGCAGTAGAATATATGGCATATGGTAAGATGCCTGGTGATGGCAACCATGATGGTATGAAAGATCATAAACCACACTAATTTTTCTTACCTTTTTTCTTTGGACGTTTGAAAGGAGGCAAACCTTTTTTCTTACGATACTCATTACATTGCAACTCATTACGACTTAACTTAGGTGGTTCTTTACCGAACTTCTTCTGTATAGTCGTAGTGAGTTTTTTTATTGCAGGTTTTATAACTCTCAACAATAATGGTGTTGCAGCAGCAGATGCTGTAGCTACCACTGCTATCGCTGCTGTAGTTGTGGCTTGATTTGTAGAAGGTAAAAATCTCTCGACTGCTGTAGTATCCTCATACAATACCACACATTGCCCATTTTGAATTTCATGACCTATAACTCTCTCCTTTCCATTCTGAGTTAAATCACCAACTCTAGGTTGATTAGGTGCAGGACATTCATCCTCTTTAGGTATCGGTGGAACCTCAGGTGTATCTACCTCTGGTGCAGGTGGTGGTTCTACAACAGGAGGTGGTGGTGCTTCTATGACCATCTGTAATTGGTCAGGTGTATAATCCATTGGATTATATGATGGCATTTGTGCATCACAAAATACCAAGGTGTTATCTTCATCTTCTTTAATTATGTCATTATTCCTATCACTAAACTCATGTGTCTCAACGCAACCAGGCATGTCAATAATAGGATTACCTATAATGACTGTAGCAGGTGGTGCCTGAGGTATTGAAGTCTTTGGATGATCAACTAACCATCTAGGAATATCTCTTATGAATACTTGATTAGTTCCTATATTGAATACCTGATCTGCTCCTATGGTTTGAACACCATCATCATGAACATGTATTCTCGGTATCTCCATTACTTATTACCAATAGATATTTCTTTTAGAGTAGATGCGTCACCAGAAGGAATAATTACTTTCTTTAAAGGTATGTTATGTGCATGTGGAGCTATGTTATTTACATTCTGTACAACAACATCAGCACATCCT